ATAGGTTGTTTTGGACTTTTTGGTGATTTTGTTCTTTGAATTGGAAAATACGAACCTAATGTCCATATTTGGGTTTTGTTCTTTAACCAATAAGTGTTTCTTACGGTCAGCTGCCACAAACCTACCTTTTGTCTCTATTCTAATACCATTGGGTAGTTTGAAATCGGGATGATAGTGGTGAGTGGATGCAGGAATTATGTAGGGAACCTTTTCGGTTTCATACTCTACTTTAATTCCTTGTGATTCTATTTGTTGAGAGATGGTTTCTTCTAAACCAGACTTAAATCCATATTTTTGTGCAACCCATTTAGGATTGTTCTTTTTTGTAACTTTTTTTGCCATTAAATTGGTTTATTTGTCCTTTTTAACTCCTAATGAGTATTTTTTTACATCATTAAAGGGGGCCCATCTGTTTCCACCTAAATCTCCTAATTGATATTTAGTTTTACCTTTTTTAGTTTCTAATGCTTTTATAGCATCGGAATCAATATCACCTTGTGGATTTCTTTCCTCTTTTGAATATGGAGTTATATCTCTTTTTTGAGCATTCCAAGCTTTTTCATCTGGATTGCCTTTTGCAAATGAATTGTTTTTATTTGCTTCGTATAATTCTAAAATTTTTGACATGTTTATTTGTTTTTAATTATAAATATAAGATTATGTATCAAATCGTATAATAAAGTTTACAGGTAAATCAGGATACGATTTTATTGGTTGTGGTAATTTGGCCACCGCGACTAAATCACAATTGTCATCGTATAAACCAATAGTTGTAATAAATGGTGCAAGGAATGAACCTGTTGAATCTAAAGATGAACTATAATCGTATTGTTCAAAACCTCCGGAGATTGCAGTATTGTAACTTGAAACTATACTATAATCAATTACATTTCCGTTTTCCAATGTTGTTTTTTTCTTAATATATTTAACACCAGGGTATGTAGTTGTTTTGTATACTTTACCATCGGAGCCTGTAACGAATCCAGTTTCTCTTCCGACTTCTACTACTGCAGATGGATTTGTTGAAACATTAAATTCATCTTCATTTGCTATAAGAAGATATTCGTGTTCGTAAATAGTTTCGGTAGATTTAAATGAAACACTCCAATCCGAAGTTAAAAGAGAATTTGTATTTCTTGTAAACACAATTACACCCTGTGAATAAAATATATTACCCGTTTTACTAGTACCGGCCGCACCTTGTAAGAAAGTAGCGTTTTTAACATATATTAAACCATCTTCATTATTCATTGATACTATTTCACAACTGAATGGTTCGCCTCCAATTATTAAATCCAATGTTGACTCTTCTATATCTATAAAAAATGAATCAATAGTAGATGAATAGGACTCACCTGCTAAATCTGTGAAATTAAATACACTTCCGTTTAAATCTAATGCCGTGAATGATATTTGGGAACCACCACCATCCGCAATTATATTACCATAACCATCATCTACAAATCTAGTTGTACCATCTATTAATAATAAAGAACCTTTTTTTATTGTTTCTCCAACATATATTTGTGGAATTGAAATTACTTTTGCAGAACCACTTAAAAATCTATCTTTTGTTGAAGGATTATTATTGTATTCGTTATTTTTATTTCCAAATCTTAAAAATGGATTATCTTCGTGCCCATTATAAAACTGAGCTCTTAATTGTCCGTATATAGAATTTTTAGGATATAGTCCAGATAATTCCGATGAACTGATATTTGCTTCTAATAAATCAATTTCAGTAGAACCACTAGAAAAACTCCATTCTTTATATGCCTTAAACGGCCTAATACTAATATCTGACTTTGGTATTCTTTTTAACATATCTAATATAAATATCTTAAAACTAAAAACCCACCAAATTAAGGTGGGCCATAGTTTTTATTTTATTCTCCGATTAGAAGTCTAATTTAACTTTAATTGCAATTTCTTTATCAAATGATTTCTCAATTGGTTTAGATGTTTTTGCAACTGCTAATAATTCATTAGAATCATCATATAATCCTACTGTCGTAATATACACTTTTGGGTCTTTTTCAAATGATGTATTAACAAATGCTCCAACTGAACCAGTTACGAATGTTGGATTATTTGAGAAATTAAATTCTCTATTATTTGCTCTTACAAAGTAATGAGAAGTAGAAACGTTTTCAGTTCTTCTTACTTGAAAGTCTGCACCACCACTAATTGCCATTAATAATGCTACCGAACCAGATGTATTACCATTGTTTTGGTGATATACGTTTGGTATTGAAGAACTAGCAGGTGCTAATTTAGCATCTACTCCTGCAGACAATGCCACCGGATTCAATAAGATAATACCCATATCAGGATAGAATAATCCCCAACCCTGTCCGTTTGACGCAGTTGGACTATTTATAGATGCAGATAATGCTGAACCAATATTTAATGAACCACTAACTAAGTTATAAACTCTACCAGCAGTTGTTACATTTTCATCAGTTCCACCACTATCATCAATTAACGTAATACTTCTAATAGAACCCGATAAATCAATTGAGATATTACCTGGGTCTAATCTTTCTTTGTATCTAGCTCTATTTACATTGATTGCGTAAAACGAAGTCATATCAGTACCACCTGCAGTTGAACCCGTATAAATACTAAAGTAATTATCTGCAGAATCTAATAATACATTTTTTAATTGATTATAGATTGCTTTGGTAGGCATTGTAGATGAATCGGTTTGTTGTAAAGTTGGTGCACCATATCCTCTGGAATCACCATATGCAATTGAAAACTGAACTTCTCCTGAACCCGTATCAGTTGTGTTATATACATCTAAATAGTATTTACCACTATTTGATGTAATAACCGATTGAACAGAAGATGTGTAATTTGCTTTAACATCTAACGAACCTGTATCACCACTCCATATTCCAGAAGTTACGATTTCAGTTCTATTAGTTACTTTATCAATTGTACCAAATTTTTTATAAATACCATTTGTAATGGTAGTTGAATCTGCACTAATTTGTTCACCTTGTCCTAAAAATTGGTTTACAATGCTTACTAATTCGTTTGTGTCGACGGGAGTTCCTGCGGTGTTAGCTGCACCTGCTAAGTATGTTGATATATTACTTGCCAAAAGGGCTCCTCTATTGTCTCTTATTACTGCCATATTTTATTTATTGTACATAGTTTACTGTCACAGGAATTGTTTGAGAACCACCTGTTTCGTTACCATAGACTGTGATTGTAGTTCTAATAGTCGAAGTTAAAGATGGGTTTGGAATAAACTTAAATGTTAATCCTTTTGAAATTGCTGCAGTTGCAGAAACATCGTCACCAATAAATACTGGTACAGTTCCTACATCAGCAGTAACACCTTCACCGATAACATCACCTGCATTTTTATTAGAAAGGATAATTGTATATCCCATTCTTCTATTACCCGCTGGAGATGTGGTTGGTGATAATGCAACCTCACCACTTTTTTGATTTACTGAAACATTTGGAATACCAAATTCAACAACCGGAATACGAGTTGTATTTTTTGGTAAAGTTACCAATTTATATTTCATTACTTGTGTCTCATCTGGATTAGCTTCTAATACAGGCATATTCTTAATTGCTGCATCATAATATGCAGAACCCAATGGATGTGCCGGTTCATAGAGTGTGTAATCAATCTCATCATCTGCTAAAGCAAATTGAGTGATGTTTAATCCTTGTCCTGCCGCTAATTTTTCTCTACCTTTTTTGGTAAGAATAGCGTCGACTGTTAATTCGGTATTACTTAAATATCCCATAGTATTTTATTATTCTTTGTTTATAAATATTATATTTTTAAAATTCCGTTACTCAACTTCTAAAATTGGTTCACTTGCATTTCTACCAGTCTTATTTACAGTCAATGTATTTGGATTAGAAGTAAATGTTTCAATAGGAGAACTACCATCCAAAGTAGTTGCTGCGGTATTTTTTGAACCCCTATAAAAAGAATTTTCCATTCCTCTCGTTAAATCCGAAGTATTTCTATAATGTGTTGGTAAATATCCGTTTAATTTTGTTACTTCAACAATATCACCCGTTCCTGCACTAATTACACTTGCACTTTCGAATGATTGTATGTTTAATTTGGTTTCATAATAAATAGAAGATGTCAAATAATATCCACCACGTGGGTCACCTTTTCCATCTATTACTATATTGTATGCAACCACATCTCTTTTCTTTTGTTCCTTTATTAAATCTACTTTAATTCTTTCCTTAACTCTTCTGCCATCTTTGTCAAAATATGTTCTAATCGCATGCCCATTTTCTGCATATATACCAAACCCAATTGTTTCATAATCACTTTGTCCAACAAATGTGTTCATATCGTATATATCAACCTCTGTTAAAATAGTAGCTTCACCTAATCCGGCATCAATGGTTACTTCATTTTGAAAAGATTCAGCTATTTGATTCAAGTTATTATTTGGGTTGATTAAACTATCCAATTGATACGATTCTGCGATTGTTTTATCTAATGAAGCAGAATATATTGTAACTTCATATTGATTGTTTTCTCCTATTACATTTTCTGATAAATT